TGGCAATCCGCATATTACGTTCTGGAAGGTGCTCTACAAGCGCCATACCAACTTTGCTATTGAGGCATTCCGCGTGAACTTCACCGGTGCCCCCGTGTATGGTCAACGTGTCGTCGCGGTGGTCAACCGCAACGCCGACCTTATCTGGAAGACGTACGTAGAGGTTACGCTGCCCGACACGACCGTTGGTAGTAGCGTGAACTGGACCGGTGGTGCGCAACGTCGTCTCGGTTACCTCCTCCTCCAGCAGATTGAGGTCGAGATCGGTGGTCAGATCATCGACCGTCATTATGGTGAGTGGTTGTATCTGTGGGAGACCCTCACTGCAGATTTCGATACCTCCATGAAGTTGGACACGATGGTAGGTGGACAGTATGGGGGGACAACTTCCAGTTTCGAAACTTGCAATGGTCGCACGAATGTTCTCTACATCCCTCTCCAGTTCTGGTTCAACCGCAACCCGGGTCTTGCTCTGCCTCTGATTGCTCTCCAGTATCACGAGGTTCGCTTCAACATTACCCTGAACGATGCCATCAACCTGGTGTCGGGCACTCCTGCGGGCGCAGGCACGATCGCCACCCAGGCAGGTCGTCTACAACCTCTCCGCGACATGGCACTCTACATTGATTATGTGTATCTGGATGTGGATGAACGCCGTCGGTTCGCCCAGGAGAGTCATGAGTATCTGATCGACCAACTCCAGTACACGGGTCAGCAGCAGATTACCACCTCGTCTGCTCGCTTGGATTTGACGCTCAATCATCCCGTCAAGGAACTCATCTGGGTCTTCCAGGACGAGCGTTACCTGGACTGCGGTTCGACCACGTCTGTTGCGGCGGGATTCACGCAGCCGTTCCGATACAACGATATCGTAGATCGCGCCCGCCTCCAGATCAACGGTCAGGATCGTTTCGATGAGCGTTATGGAGACTACTTCTGGAAGGTTCAACCCTACCAGCACCACACGGGTGGCGCATTCTCTCGCGCAATTGTCGTGACGAATGACACTGGATCGGCGGTTGACCCCGTGATTTCTAGCACGTCCCCGAACCCCATCAACGTGTATTCCTTTGCCATCCAACCCGAGGAGCACCAACCCAGTGGCACCTGCAACTTCTCTCGCATTGATAACGCGACTCTGGTGTTCAACAGCGTCACCAACGCAACTGCGGGCAACGACGATGGAACCTTCCCTAGCAAGTCCTTCCCGTACAACTTCCGTATCTATGCGGTGAACTACAACATCTTCCGCGTGATGAGTGGTATGGGTGGTCTGGCGTACAGCAACTAAGCAGGTGGTTTACCAATGAGGGTTTGCTTCAACTTTTCCAAATACAAAATAGCATCCATGTGCTCTTCTTGGGCATGAACAATCCATTGTAAAACAGAAAGGTCGGTTCGATCAAGATCCGTTCCATATTTGGCTTTTCCAAACTCGGAACGTTGCTTGAACTTGTCAATCACTGCGCGAACAATGCTATCCATTATACTTCTTCTGCATCTACTCGTACGTAAGTCGGTGTACACGATTTCCAAAGAACCCAACCTATCACACTGACTCCAAACACACCACTGATTGTCAGCACGGTAATCCATGCTGCGTAGTCGTTATCCATAGTAAAACAATCACTCCTTCAACATAAATGGGTATCCCGCGTATCTACTGGTATGTCCTTCTCATCGTGATGTTGGAAACGCTGGCAATGTCGTGTTTCAAAAAGAGCGTGGATAGCACGGCATTCTTTGCTGTAGGTGTTCTCTTCTACGCCGCAGTTGGATACCTCTTGCGGTTTACCATGAATGCGTCCGGCATGGCAATGACGAATGCATTGTGGTCGGGATTCTCTGTGATGGCAACAACAGTTGTGGGTATTCTTCTCTTCAAGGAAGGACTTCATCTACACGACTTCTTTGCGATTGCTCTGATTGTCGGCGGTGTGATGATTCTGAAAGTTACCGACTAACTCTCGTATTCGGAACACATTCTCCGATGCCGAGTGTTTGCTGCATCATAATCGGCGCAGGTTGTCCCGGTCCAGGGCATGCGACATGGTCTTTTCCAAGAATGTGTCCCATTTCGTGCGACACCATATACTGACGGTAGTTGTAGAGGTCCAGTTTGCTCCGGTTCTGCATACTCCCCGTCCACCGCATCGCGTTGAGATGCATGTGCCTCCCATTCATTTCCGCACACGAGAGGGTGGGGTCATCACATCCGTTCTGCTGTATGGTCTTTGGAGAGGAGAGATGGATCAGAACAGCAGGGCGTTTGGATTCTTCAAAGGTATATCCCTGACTCTTCCATCCATGTGGGTCTTGGAGATAGACAGACACTTCCTCCGCAAACTTGCGGGCGTCGTATTTGACATCGGGGTCTACGATCGCTTGGTAGGTGATTCGCATTGTATTCAAAACGGAAACTCTTTGTAAAAGGTATTGCTATTCACAATGAGGTGCGAACATTGCAAAAAGAAAAGTCATCTTGACTTCAAGTGCGATTGCGGCGGAGTGTTCTGTGTCAAATGTCGCACGCCTGAAGTCCACGGATGTTCGGCGAAGGAAGGGCAAAAAGTTGTCCTTGAACGTGTTATTGCTCCAAAGATTGAGAAGATATAGAACTGTTGTATCCTTCATCATCTGTTTCCATATTTTCCACTAGCGCATCCAAAATCGATTCGGTTATGCGTCGCGAGAACCCACGTCGTTGAAGAAGAGAGGTAATCATACCGCCATCTTCTTCAAAGAGCATCTCAATCTCAATCAAGGCATCGCGGTCGGGGTGGCGAATCGTGATGAGGTAGCGACTGGGAGGAGTGTAGTCAACGCGTGACTGAAGAATATGGGCGAGTTCAAGTTCAGTGAGAACATCCCAGACAGTGTTGTGTACGTTTCGCATCTTAACTACTTCCTGCTTGTCTGTGAAAAACAAATCCGTTTTGAGAACAATGAACGTTCTTCTCGAAGCATTGATTGTGGGTTTGATTTTGGTTCCCGTATATTGGGTTGTGGAGAAACTGCTTCCCGGTTACAGCAAGTGGGTTGTGGTGTTTGTTGCGGGTGCGGGTTTCCATTTGGCAGCGGAGGTGACTGGATTAAACGCTGCCTACATTTCTACAAAGAGATAAAGGGAAAAAGGTTTCCCTTCTTTTTTAGAGTTCATCGTGTTTGTAGCGTTTTTCATCTCGGTAGCATGACGAGCATGCCGTGTCTCCCACCATCGGTGCCCTGCGTTCACAGAACTCGCAGTTCTCCTCGGGTTCCGACTCGTAGTCGGGGAACCGCTCTTCGGGAGGGATCTCGTCGAAGTACTCGGGTTGGTCGTAGTAGGGGCACACCTCGCGGTAGCAGTCCTCGCACACACCATCCGGTCCGCCGATCATCCAATAACTTACCCTGTGGCACAGGCAACGGGCGCAGTCGGTCCAGCGCTGTTCGCAGCGCGTCTCGAATCCCCTCCATGCAGCTTGAATCTTGGTAGCAGCGATATTTTTCTGGTTGATTTTGTGTTGTTTGTATGCAGTCTGGATCACACGAGCAGGCGCATCACACACCTCCTGCTCCTTGCGAACCCACATGTAGTTCACGCGCCATGCCTTGCGAGTTTGCAGTAACTGCTGCTCGAGTTTCAAGGCTTCGGCGATATCATCCCCGTACTTCTCCGGTTCATCCACCATGTCCCGCAGAAGATTCATGTCCACCTGAAGGGACTCGGTCTCCGACGCCACCTTGTAGTGGGTCATCCGCATCGCGTGGGTCACATAGGAGTCGCGCATACCTGCGACACGGCTCACAAAGCGGATTGCCTTGCGAACGTGCTTCGACTTCTTGATGTACGCACCCGACCACGCCACCCACTCCACCTCACTCATTTCCAACAGCTGTCGGTAATGAGCTTCCTGCTCAGACATCACGAGAAGTCCCCACTCCAACTCACGGGATTCCTTGAGAATGGTTTGAAGAGTCATCATTTGAAGCTAAGATCCTAACTGCACCGCGGCTTGAAGCGTCTGTTGGTATAGGACAACACCTTCCATTTTCTTCACAAATCCAAATTCGTTTTGGAAACTTTTGAAAACGAATTTCATTTTGTCAACCAATCGGAAAGGTGTATCACAAGATGGAGCAAGCAATTCGTCAAGTAATCACTGCGGCCGTTCACCGGGTCAAGAGTAAGGAGTACGAAGTTACTCCCGAAGACCCCGTCCAGACTTTCCTGGATGACCTGTTCGCCGAGTTGTTCCCTGTTGTACCAAGCCACACCGAGACCCAGTCTGTCGAGGTGCCGGTCGTCGCCGTGAAGGAGAAGAAGCAGCGCAAGAAGAAGGAGACCCCTGCTCCCGAACCTGCTGCTCCTGTCGTTCCTTCGCAACCTGCCGAGGTTGCGGCGCCTGCTGAGGTTGCGGCTCCTGCTGAGGTTCCTGCTCCCGCGAAGAAGCAGCGCAAGAAGAAGGACACCCCTGCCCCCGCTGAGGTTCCTGCTCCTGCTCCTGCTCCCGCTGAGGCTCCTGCTGAAGCTCCTGAACCGGAGAAGAAGCAGCGCAAGAAGAAGGAGTTCTTCGGCAACGTGGACAAACTCACACCCACTCTCAAGAAGCAAGTCAAGAAGATTGCTGACGAGCTCAAGGTGGGTGAGCCAGACCTCAAGGGTCTGCTCGAGTTTCTGAACCACTTGCAGAAGGAGGAGTTCGACGGCAAGACGTTTGAGGAGCATGTCCGCATGTTTCTCAGACCCGTCGAGGTCCCAGCGCCTGCTGCCGAGGAGGAAGAGCAGGAGATGGATTGTATAGAGGTCGAGTTTGAGGGGAAGACCTATTATGTAGACACCACCACTCAGCGTGTGTATGAACCGCAGGGTGAAGCCAACGTAGCAGTTGGATATGTAGGTATGGCAGCGTTTGAAAAGATGATTGTTCCGGGGGAGGATGCCTGAATCGAAGAGGGGAGCGGGTTGTTTAGTCAAGATGTCTTACACAAGGCAAAACGGGAGTTTCATATTGTATGGGCGCAGATTCAGGAAAACAGATCCAAAAACATAGAACCAACCCCCTCCTCTTGAGTATCCCAGTTCGTGTGCTGTATTTTTTCACGTGTGCCAATGGACATGACCCAAGAAGGACATTTGAACGACTTGACATGGAAGTGACTCTCCTTTGGAATGGAAAACATCAAGACAACAGGAAGTCCAAATCGGCGGTAGTATCGGAGATGGGTTCCTTCTGCACAATCGTAGATGACTTTTTCATCTGTGTAATCTCGGGTCTGCATATTCGTTCGGACAAGTTTGATGATACCCGGAACAATCGTGACCCGTTCTACCCGGTTTGGGGTGGTCGCAAGAGACTGCATGAACCTGTCGATGGTTGCCCAAATACGATACGTGTTTGGATGAATCGCCCCGTACGTCACATCCAATATCAGCGGAACCGCAAACGTAATCTCGCGAAGTTTCACCATCTTGCGAACAGTGGGAAGTTGGAAGTCGTAGATGTTGTGTCGGCAGTCAACCTTTTCCACATAGGGGTTCATTTTTTGAAGATAGAGTTTTGCCCATTCCAGATTGTCACATTCTTCGGTCAGGGCATCAATGTCTATTTCCCGATACATCGGATAGACCCATTCGCGTTTGAAGGCACGAACCTCCTTGTTCGTGGCGTCAAATCGTATTTCGTCTTCTACGCCCAAAAACCCGTCAATGGTATACCCAATCAGCGGTTGGCAATAGACATCTAGAAAGTCCATACATTATACACATTTGTTGGATGAAAAACACTTCGGGTCTACAGTTGCTAAGGTGACATCCTGCGGTTGCGGTGCCATGAAACTACCGAGTGTGGTGGGTTCGGGAAGCACGTGGGTGTTGATAGCATTCTGTGCGGCATTGACAACTGTGTACTGTCGGAGATAGGATGTGTAGGCTCCCGCAGACGACTGCTGTTTTTCGACAAAGGGTTTCAGAACATTGATTGTGAGACCAATGTCACTAACCGCATCATCGTCCTTGACAAGAACATTAACAAAAAAAGTTCCAACACGCATAGGAGTCCCACTGATTGTATTTGTGATTTGGTTAAACGTCAACCCCTGT